CACCATCTTAGTCTGCATTTTTAGTTTACGAGATGATGCACCTTTATGTATCAAGTCTTCGCCACCATTCTTTTCAGTAAACCAATCACGCATCTCAAAATAGATTTCTTCTCCAAGTGTCAATAGAAACTTAGATTGTGTATCACCTTTGTATCTTAGATATGGACGCATTCCATCATACATAGAAGCCCCCTTTAGATTTCCATAAAGGGATGTTGTCTCAAACAAGCAAAACTCTGTATTATACTTTGTGTCTAGCATTCTACGAACTGCATGAGAGTTGCAGATTGCAGCCATCAGTTTACCACCAAGATAGTTATAACCAAATGGTTGCACAGGAACAATGTTGAAACCCATAATAGCACGCTTATTGAAAATGTCCAAGTCAGGAACACCACCCAAGTAATCATTACGAGGTTTAGAGTTGATTAGTGGTGAACCTAGTTTGATAAATCCCACCACAGTATTTGTAGTCGTTTCTTTAACAACCAGTTTCATTTCTTTGCCCGGCGCAGTGTCAGGGGAAAATGATGCAACCTTCTCCAACATAGTGTCAAAGGTTTGTGCTGGGAGTTGTACAATAGCAAAGTTCATATCTTCTGGATGCATATCATAAGACTGAAACATATCATCTTCCAATCCAAATCCTGGCAGTGCAGTAGGAATATTCTTTACACGCTCAATCTTACGAGCACGAAAATAGTCATCAATGCGCCCAAAGTCTTTAAAGTAAGTCATCAACTTTGTTGCGGCAAATATTGCATCATCTCGTTCTAGTATCATCCAAAAAAGTCCTCAAGTGTTGTTTGCGTTCCATATGAACGGTCAATATTCCATCCAATCTGGTTCATAATAAACGTCAATGGTTCAACGAATGCCTTATCGAACTGCTTATCATAGTCCAAATACTTGTGAATGTCAAGTTCTTTTGGCAACTTTGTCATAAAAGAAATAACATTCGACTGCATTGGGTTGGGTGTTCTCATGTTGAGAAACTTAATCTTCTCGCCCTCTTGGATTAGTGGATACTTGCCAGTCAACTTTTGTTTCTTAACAAAGTGGTTGTATAGAATAGCTCCCTTGCAATGCATAGGTGTTCCAGATTGGAAGATGTTAGAACCGCTACTCCACTTTGCAATACCATTTACAGAACGAGGAAACCCAATCTCTTCTGGAGGCAGTTTCATAAACTCCTCACGAAACTCTTGAATAAAGTTATTCACATCTTTCTCGTTGCCCTGCATGATAATCTTCAATGCTTCTTTAATCTTGTCACGACAAGGAGCAGGAGTCGAACTCTTGACAGCCTCAATACCCATAATCTTCAACTGTGGGTCATTGTAACGAACACCTTCCACATCCCATGCATTTAGAATATATCGTTTCTTTGCAGTCCAGATACCCTTGTCTGCAATAACCTCACGAGCCATCTGCATCTTCTGGTCATATGCATTTACATACTCAGCAAGGTCTTGATAACACGAATCAATAAAAGGTTCAATCTTCTCTTTAGCAATTCTGTCAAGGAAGTCCACCGCCCGTTCACGATACGAATCCTCCGATTCATCTGTTCTCTTTTTAAGCACTTTATTAATAAGTTCGTCAAACCTAATGTATACTGAATCCGTATCTGACGCAATAACATAGTCTACTCCTGTACTATTTAGCAACTTGTTCAGATATTCATTCAGAGATTGTTCAATCCAACGAATAGATAACTGTCCAGAGGTTGTGATACCTTCTGCAATCCTCAAGTCATAATAACGAAACCACTCATTACCAATCGCACCATAAGCAGAGTTGAGAGAAATCTTTCTTGCCATCTGAATGTTGTGATAACGAGACACATCATTTAGGTACTTGGGGTCTTTGGTATCTTCATATTGTTGTTTTGCCGTCAACATCTTTTTCTTGTAGATGGTACGGTCATTGTACATCTCTTGCATCATCTCTGGTAAGAAACCTTGTTCCTTTGTTCTGAATAATGCACCATTTGGTGTACAGGTTACACTTGCAGCCTTGAGAGGCGTCAAGTCATGTTTCTTTTCAAGCATCTCATCAACAGATTTGTCTTTGTCAAACCCCATAGTTTTGGGGAGCAACATTTCTGGTGAGATGTTGTATTGCATAATCAAGTGTGGATACAGTGAGTTCAAGTCAAAAGACATAACCCACTTGTGTTGTCCAACCTGTGGATCTTTCACATATGCACCAACATACTTTTCGTTCTTGCTTTCACTCTTAGTCTTCTGAGGAATGATAATCTTACGTTTGAGAAGATGGTTGTAGATTAGCACATCCCAATACTTCACAGATGTAAATGCATCAGACATATTGACTTTTGCCTCATAAGTCATAGTCAGAAGCAAGTCGATGAGTTTCATCTTGGAATCAATCTTGTCCACCAACTCAACGTCCATGATGTTGTAGTCAATGAATGACTGATAGTCTTTAGTATACCATTCACGAAAAGTATCAAATGGATTATCATCTTTACGTTCACCCAGCTCGACAAAAGCAATATGGTCAAGACGATATGATTCTTGATTGGAATAAGTAAACTTCTTGTAGAGTTGTAGATAGTCAAGATTGTTGACACCAAGGATTTCATACACTTGATCTTTACGTCCAAATCCAGAGTTCACCATCCTAGCACTAACAACACCCCAAGGCGAAAGACGTTTCATAGCCTCCTCACCCATTTGAGAGTTGATACGGTTACAGATATAAGGCAAATCAAAGAACTCAGTATTCCAACCAGTAATGATATCTGGATGATCGTGTTCCCACCAATTAAGGAAACGAGCAAGAAGTTCACGTTCTGTTGGACATTGGATGTATTCTACATCATCTCTGTCTGTGTGGTAATCATGTAAACCCCAAACAGTTATTGTACCCTTCTGATGATCCTTGACTGTGATAGACAGCATTGGTTCTGCAGCCTGATCAGCATTAGGAAATCCATTCTCACACTCCACCTCAATATCAATAGTGATAATCTTGAGATGTTTGGAATCAAAAACAATTTGTTCTGGATAGGTTTCTGAAAGATAGGTATAAGGAAACTGTGTCATACCAAACACGAGGTGTGGTTGACTTTCATACTGTGATACAAACTCCTTTGCCTCCTTAATAGAAAGGAAGGGCATAGGATTTACGTTCTGCCCCTCTAGAGTTTTGTATCCAGTTTCACCTTTGCACGGCACATAAAGAGTAGGTTCATACTTTACTTTGAAGTTAGTACGAATACCATTCTTTACTGCACGAACAAGTAATTGATTGCCCCACTGGGCGATGTGTGTGTAGAAGTTCATTATGTAAATATACCATCAATTAGTGGTAATGTCAAGAGAAAAGTGTTAATTGATCTTCTGTCGAAAAGTGTTGATTGATAACATCAATTCTGTCTTGAGCCGCAGCAATCTTGTCAAGTTCTGCTTCCACCGCTTCTGCAATATCAGAGTGTTCTCCAATACCAGCTGGGTTCTTTAGGTATACAGCAATGTTTGCTTTGTGTAGTGCAATGATACCTTCATTGTGTAGTTTGATAGCGTCTAGTAAAGTCATTATATACTCCAGTTGTCTCTGTTCATAAAGATAGACAATATCTCCTTTGAGATACTTCTCTTCTGGTCTTTGATAAGAGGTTTTGATGCGGCGTCTTTATAGACTGCTTCGATACCCATCAAGCCAGGAGTGGAATTCACTTCAATAAAATACGGTTTATCCTTATCTCTGTTTTTGGCAGGAATGAAGTCAACACCGACAATCATCCCATCCACTGCTTTTGCTGCCCGAATTGATTCACTTATCTCCAATTCAGTCAACTCATGTATCTCTGGTTCTGAACCTTGAGAAACATTACTTCTAAAGTCATCGCTGATAACAGGGCGTTTCATTGCACCCAATATTTGTCCAGCAACAACGATAACTCTTACATCATAATCTGTCTTGATGTATTCTTGTAGAATAATATCTACATATTCGTCTTCTCTGTAAAGTAGTTGGATAATACTGTGAAGAGATTTTAAACTCTCAATCCACATAACACCAACACCTCTAGAGCCGGTCGAGGTTTTTAAAATCATAGGAAAGTTGTTACCAAGTTTTTCTGCTGCATCTGCAGCACCTTCTGCATGACGTACCAAGACTGTAGTTGGTGTGTTAAAATCTTCTTGTTGAAACACTACTTGGTTATACCACTTGTCTCCACAAATATCGTGACATTTGGTAGAGTTGATTACCGTGTAACCCTCATGTTCTAGATTATTAATTGTTACCCACCAAGAACGGTTTCCAAGTTTTACTGTAGAACCAAGTCCTCTTGCCATCACCAGAGTATCTTTAGGATTAATCTTAAAAGGTTTATCGTACTTGGCATCAGACTTCATTGTAGGAAGTTCTGCTCGTCCTGTATCTTCTACAGGAAAAGAATATACTAGTTTACTATCTCCATCAGATTCCATATAAGAACCAGAAAACTCAGCAAGGAAACAATCAATACCCATAGACTTTGCAGTCTTACGAATCATAGGCCCTGTTTCGTTAGGGTCTAATGGATCATCGTGTGACAGGATAAGAAGTTTATACTTTTGTTCTTTTGCTTCTTCTGTAATGAATTGTGAGAATTTTTGTGTCAACTAGATTTCTCTCTTCTTGCCTATATTATACTTTGTTTCCAGTTCCCACTCATTCTTTTCTTTGAACGCAATAACTTTAATTTGTGACAGTGGTGCTTTAGGTTCTGCATTTCCCACAACTTCAATCAATCCCCAATCACCAAGTAATCCAGCGATTGAGTTTCTACGAGATACATCATTCTCATTTAAGTTGGTGTCTTTACCATCAAGAGCAAACAACTCCTTAAAATGTACAATGTAATATCTACCTTGTTTGTGTAGGATATGACAGGACTGATATAACTTTTTCTCTTTACGAGAGGCGACACCAATACGAGATAGTGTCTCACGAACCTTTAGGAAGTCATCAGGCTCCTTTAGTTTTACTTCTAGCATCTCTTCTGGACGCCATTCAATTTCATTCATTTTCTTCCACCTTTGTTCAAACTATCTTTGATAGTCTTTATCTGATCATTATCAAGTATTCTCAGAGCGGCTTTTGCTTTCTCATTACTATAACCAAAATACTCTTTTACATACTCTAAATCTTTCAACTTGTCTCCTTTTACCCAAGGAGCATACCGTTTCTTTGATCTAATAGTATTTAGTAAAAACTCATATTGTAGTTTTGAGTCAAGGTGGTGACGCTGATTCATCTCATTAACAAGCATAATGGTATCGTTGAACGGTGCCAGACACTTGTTAATGATATACGGCGAATATTTCTTCTCCCACATAGGATCATCTGATTCCATCAGATTTTCCTTTGTTTCGTTTAGGGATTTGAGATAGTGTTTTAGTTCATATCCACTCATTTCCAATTCACCTGTGTCATAATCTCAACCATGAACGCAAGCATATTGATTTCTTGATCAGCAACAAAGGCAGATTTGTAAGAGTAGTCGCCTGTTGCGAGAACAAGATGAGGAACAGTTGGTGGTTGTACTTCATCATACAATGTATCGAAAATCTTACGATACATACGAGTAGGATCGTTGTCTAGATTATTAGCAACCCATTTACGAATAGACTTGAAGTCTTTCTCTTTGAGGAAAGTTACCAAGTCCTTCATATTCGTTTCTGAGATGTTGACAAGAATACCAGCATCAATCATACCAGAAGCTGAATATCGTTGCAGTTCGTTTAGAACTCTTCTCCAATCAGGGAAGTGTTTTTCTACGATACCAGCAACTGCCTTTGGTTCAAACTGCACACCTTCTGTTTTAAGAACATCTTGTACACGATGAAAGAACTCACCAGCAAGTTTAGGTTTCTCAGATGATGGAATACGAAACTCCACAACAGAACATCTACTGTGAAGAGGGTCGATGATACGATTCTTAAAGTTACAGGTAAGAATGAATCCACAGTTCTTGTGAAACTCCTCAATGAATCCACGCAACGCAGGCTGTGTAGATTGTGGATTGAGATAGTCTGCCTCATCTAGGATTACGAACTTGCGATTACCATCCATAGAGACAGTAGACGCAAAGTTCTTAATCTTATTTCGGAGAACATCAATACCTGATTCTTCTGAACCAT